TTACGTGATCAGACAGCATTCGAATATCAGACTGCATAGAATCGATTTTCTTTTCGAGTCTGACACCGTAAGTCTCATTTTCGGTCATAAGGCCCCCTTATTTTTGGCAATAAAAAACCCCGGCGGCTGCCAGGGCTTAAAATGTTTGTTGCTACTCATCTCGCCAGTCGAAAACTAATCTGAACTGAAATCTGTAGTTTTTTGACATTCCGATTTGCGTTATTTTTTGATTCTTCGCATCACTTAAAACATACTCTTTTTGATAGCGGTCACGCTGTTGTCGATAGCACAGCTTTGCATTTTTTATATATGCAAAGATGACATCGGCATTCGCGGACTGATGCAGGCGATGGTCATCAAGTGAGACCTGCGGGGTTAAGTATGCTGGGCCGTATTCTGTGGTGACCTGGGCTGATTGTGCCGTGTCGTACCAGTACAGAAAAGCGACCTGCTCCTGGTTCTCATTTTCGGTCGTGTAAGCAATCGCAGGACGCATACTAAAATCAAACGCAAGGCTCAAGTGCTTCACATTTTCAGCTTGGATCAACTGATGTTGCACTACGTCATTTTCAATGCAGATCCAGCCGTCACGGTAAAAACACTTCCAGATTTTGGCGAGAAGACCTTGTGATGTGTCGAGTAAATCTATCCCGCCCCACTCAAAGTCAATGAGCGGTTCGGCTTTCTTCGGCACTAAAAAAGCCCCATCTACGGGGCGTGTGGAGGTATTGTCTTCAGGTAGCATTTAAGGGCCCTCGTATCGGTCCCAAGATAATTCCAGCACATACGTCAAGACTTGAGAACTATTTTTAGTGATCGGCGGATCGATCTGCCACTGATACCCCCAGCTCTGATAAGTTAGTAAGTGCATACCCACATCTACAGCAAACGAACGATGGCCTGCAGAGCTGTTGGCTTCCGATAAAGCACACTGAATACTCCCACGCAATGTGCGCGGGTTTGGGAAACTGGTGGCCTCGGGGGAGGCAACATAGGAGATTCCCGTAGGAGGTGTTGTCACAGACCCGCCGATAACACCTTCATATACGTTAGCTATACTACTGCCCCCTATAGAAATTAGAGCAAAATATGGAACTTGGCCAGCAAGGTCGGAACTGCTGCCTGCCCTTCCAAATAAAGGTATTCCAGTGTAACTATGCGTACTTATAATCTGATTGTTCTTATCTCGGAGGTCGAAACTACCGGATAGATGCTGTTGGGGATATAGGCGCACTTCTGAAATAACATCGAGGTATTCGTCAGCGAGCACTGTGATAGTAGTGGGTTGGCCTGCACCATCTTTAACGAGTGCTCGGTTCCATAGATTGCTATTAGTCCAGCCCAAACCCAGTTCACTGATATTACCCGCTGCGACTCCAATTCCGAAAGACCATGTAAAGCGATACCAGAAATACGGTTCCCCAGTCGTTACATAACTACTAGAGGTTGCTTTTCGCACAGTTGTAGTAGCCTTGACGTTATCTAGGGTGGTTTGCGTTGGAATAGGGGTGCTGTTACCCGTGCCGACAGAGCATCGGTTGATCCATGGCCCTGCGGACATCCGATCTAAACCTGCGTCGAGTACAAGGTTATTAAACCAATCTGTTTCGCGCACCGGAACACCATCTCCCTTGTGTGCAATTAATTTGAAACGCGCACCTACCCGATTATTAATGTTGAATTGCATGATTACCTCAATCAGTGATCCGAGCACCAATAAGTGCAAGAGAAGTTTTAATTTTTTCTGGCTGCATTGTGTTCGTTATGAGCACATCTTTACGGGTCGCAGCAGTAACTGATAAAGATGTTCTAACCTGCTCAGGTTGTGCAGTTGTTTGATTTAGCGGGCTTGTTAGAGTGGCTCCAACCATACCGAAACCTATAGAGATACTTTCATTAATCGTAGCCACATTCAGTACATCGCGAACAGATGCGGACAACAACGCGAAAGATGTGCCGACACTCTCCACCTCTGCAGTAATCTCGTTCATCACTGTGCGCTGCTCGGCACTCAGCAGCGCAAAGCTTGTGCCCACTTCTTCAGTGAAATAAAGCGGATAGGTTTTCGTGGTTAAGTATCTTGCGGGCCTGTTCAGCACACTGATATTTAGAATTTGCATAATTACTCCTCATAGATTTTGAATCTTCCCAGGAGCGATACCGCAATCTCTTTGACAGAATAGTGGAACTCAGTGAGCTTCAATCTGATGACATCTCCACGCATAAATTCAGTCAGATCGCTTAAAAAGTTAAATTGATGTGAATTCTGCAGAAAGATAATTTCACAAAACAGTGTGTCATTTTTAAACACGCCGACCTTGATCTGCTGCTCAGTATCTGCTGATGCGATATGTGCATCCTGTCTTGCTATTGAAAACTCTCGCTGAACCGCATAAAGCCCAAAAACAATATCTGGCTCTGCAAATGAAGTTGATGATGTGAGTTGAACTTTTAATCCTGCTTGCCGGATGGCGTTAATCACCTCTTCGCCTTCACGTGCCAACATCGGGACTGATTTATATGGGCCTCCATACCTTGACTGAACAACTTTGTCCTCATTGGTGGCTTCGCCTAACGATTTGGCATCTTTTTGCGCATCAATCAGCTCTTGCTTTGTAATCGGCCGATCTACCATTACTAAACTCCATAAAAAAAGCACCCAGTAATGGGTGCCCGAGAGGATTTATTTGATTAAAAGAAATCATGATCGCTTTCATAATATCGGCTTGTGTAGTTGACACATGTCAATGTATTGATCATTTTTCCTTGCGGCTTTAATTCAGTCATCATAAAGGCACTATTTGCAACCTCCTCAACAGGTAGAACTATATAAGTAGTTTTCAGATAGCGATCTTTATCGATAACAAGTGGCTGGATTGGTGCACGTTGCAAAACAACTTCATTTGTCATTTGACCAGGTGATACTTGAATTGAATCAACAACTCCCTCTGGCATCTGTAGATAAATAAAGTAAAACTCATTGTTTTTGAATTCGACATTTTGTGACAGCGTAAGAATCAAGCCATCTATTGCTAGAACTTCACCATCTTGCGTGTCTATCCGAGTTTGATTTGCGACTAAAACCTTGTTATTCCTGCGCAAGATTTCCGATTCATCTAAAGCATCAAATTGGCAGCTGATATGCTGATGCTTGATCTTATTCCATTCTCGCCATGCCCGTGTTTTTGCTTGCGCATCATTACGAATGCCACTTGACTTGATCTCCTTTACATTTCTTGGCGACTCGGTATCTGAAGCAATATACTTGATGCGAGCATCATCTACTGGCGAGGTGTACTCAAGCTCCACTCCATCATATGCATTTTTAACGCCTAGCGAAAATGACCGCTTTTCACTCTTCGGCACTTTATTACGGTGATTAAAAAGCAAAACTGCGTTTTCCTGAGGCTTCTCAAAATCAATCTGCAGTTTACTGCCGAAACGATACGCCTCACTAAACATCGCACTGCAAAGCATTCCGGCAGTTTCTTCAAAACTTAGATTTGAATCATCCAGCGTTCCAGAAAATTCAACTGCCGCGGTACTTCCAAAATAAGAAACAACTTTTTGTTCTTCAGCTAAAATTTGCGGAATATCAATTTCATATATACTGCGCCGGCCAATATACTCATCTAGTGCACAGTGTATCAGCGCCTGGGCTGCTGACCGGGTTGCTATTAGTGGTCCGGTGCCATTTTGTCTCAACTTGCGAGTTACTAGAAAATTCAGCTTTCGCTCTTTTAGTGACAGCGCACCCTCGGTGCCAAGCGTTTTACTCCTTACCACGGTTACTCCTGGGTAAATCAGCTTGGTGCTTTTCTGAACAGCATATACATCTTTGATCTTGCACAAGTCTTGTGTCTTATCATTTTTTGTTGGCGTGGTTCGTGCCAGCCTGAACCTAACTCGTCCAGCCTGATCAAGTTGAATTTTCTGGGTGCGGCCAAACGGGGATTTATTGTTTGCACTCATAGTGATGTACTCAGTATGTGTTGGCCCATGCGGTGCATTATTTGAATCCAGATACTGGTATTCAATAACAACTGTCATGCTCTCCTGCCAGACGCCACCTTTTGAATCTTGGTAAAAAAGCCCGTTTTGGAAAAAGAAGTTAAAGACAAGTTCTTCTGTCCCATCAATCGCGATATTGAACCAGCCCACCCACTGCTCTGAGATTCTATCCAGTCGGATATTCAATGTCTGGGTGGATGTATTTCTCCCTGGTTGCAGTAGCAATTTCTCCCAATGATCATTCACCATATCGGGATTATTCAATGCTATGGCATTTGCAGTTACTGAACTGACAATATAGGTCCCATTCAGATTCATTGCATCAGCGTTTTTATTCAGAACCAGTCCTGCATTAATTGTGTAATCTTCAGCAATATAAGACCAGTTTGGGTTTGTTTGTGACGCACTGGAAAGTTTAATTTCATACTCAAAACTGCCAGAAATAACCCTTTTTATCACTTCTGAAACTGAATACTGCCCAGATAGGTCGCGGTAATTTGTTATGTATGTTGGTTCGGTTTCTGGTGGGGTTGGAAGTACTTCGGAGGTTACTGGAACTAAAGCACCTGTAACCAGTACACCTTTAAATGACTCAGCCGATTCTATATCTATCGCAGATGTAACCACGAGTGTGCGATTGCTTTTAAATGTCACAGCTCCAGATAGGTTTACATCATCCACAATAAATTCAGCGCCATATACACCAATACTATTATTGGCAGTAAACATCGAGCTGAAATTAATAGCTGGATTACTTGTTTTAATAAGATTCGGATATTCAAAATAAATGCCGGTTGATTCAATTTTCTGGTCATTTGGCATATTAAGAGTTTGACCGTTGATTGACTTTGATTTAAACGCCAGTGTTGGTGGATCTGTAAAAGTATCCCCTATTTTAAACATTGGCACACCAATAATACTGACATCAGGATCATAAACAGAAACACTGGCTCCCTGAATGTCCTGAACAAGCGTCAAATCATCACGGCAGTCATGAATCTGATAATTACCTCGTCCGATTACCATTAAGTTTTCTTCAATTTCTCGGTCAGATTCATCGTAGTAAGTATAAGATGGCGCAGCCAGATCAGGTGTTGAGCGTAATGTTCCAAAAATATCCGGAACGCGGCCATTCATACGTGCGCGATTTTGCCGTTCCGCCAGGTCATTATTTGCTGATTGTGCAGCACTGACCTGTGGCTTCGGCATCGATAAGAACGTATAGATACTAATAGTTGCTGTAATTGCAGCAATTGCCAGATAAAGAATATCATCCCATCCCATTACAGCAGGATAAACCACAATAAATATATCACCCTCCAGTGACTGCAAATTCTGGACTGCAAGTTCACTAGCTGGTGTAACATCATTCGATTGAGAGACTGCACCATGATAAATACGTGCGTTTTCAGGAAATACATCAAACTGGGTTTTCAAGTATCCGCAAAGGTCATCAACCTCAGCAGTAGTCCAGGTATTTTTATTAAATGGATCTCTGCAAATATGAACACGCTTCATTTGTAAAATCTCACTTCATTAAATGTGGTCATGATCAGGTCAAGTGGGAGATACTGGACTCCTCTGTATCCGAGATGCAGAATACGGTCATCAACAAAAAGCCCAACATGGGTTGGGCTTTTATCACTTCTATAAAAGAATGCTATGCAGGGCGATTCTGGTACCTCTACCTTATCGAATGCCCCAGCCCCATTCAGGAAACACTGCATTCTATCGGCCAGACTATCACCAGTAATGTATTGCCATGCTTCACACACAAACTCATAGCAAGTGTAGGCTGGCTGATGCGTTCTATTTAAAAGATACTCAAAGTTCATAATAAGGCCCTCAGCATCGGATAATCTTCAATTGAATAGATCAGGCCTGTTTTAACATTATTTAAGCCTTCTGCTTTTGCATCAAAAGTCACAATACCCAGACTGTCGTTATTGACGCTGACCACCTGTAATGTTTCAAGCACAACCATTGGTATAGTTAAGTCATCATCACGATAAGCACGATATTTAAATAACGCTGGCTCGGTATAGTCGGCATTTTCAACTTCAAGCTTGAGGTCATCTCTATAATCTGCAAATGTCATCTGGATCACTTGATCTAAATCAGTGGTTATATTTGATCGATTTATTTCAAAACGCTCATATGTATATTGATGCTTAGTACCATCTTCATGCATGACAGCAATACCATTTCGAATATTGCGAACAAAGCGAAATACTTTTGAAAAACTAGGATGGCTAATCTCAATGCAATCGATTTTGATTAGCCCTCCCTTGGCATTTAAGAAAAAAGACGTGTAATCACTCATTAAACACCCCTGTAGCACTTGGGAAATCTTTATTCACCAGTTTTTCTAAAGGATTTAAAATATCAAGTGCCTGACTGTTCCCAAGCTCTACCAAGACATCATCAAAATTGTTATCACGTAATTTAGCCACCACCTCTAGGATTGCTGAAACCGTAAATACTCTGCCTTCTTTCTTTTCCAAGCGAAAACCACCGTTTCTAAAGAAACATTCATACTCTTCAGAATCAGCATTATCAATGATCAGTCTGGCAAGGAAGGGTTGAGACGGATTGCGCTGCCATACATGGAAAAAGGCTACCAAATATTGGTAGCCCCTTTCACTTACAACCCATGTTGAATTTACATAGTGCACATTACTATCTGAGTCTACCCGGTAGCGTGACGCTCCACCTTCCAGCTCTTGTGTGATGATATTGTTGCCAAAGTCCACTGTATAGCCAGACTGCTGAACGCAATACGCTAGCCTGTTTAATTCTGTCATTTATCGCCTCGCAACTGCTGTGGTGTTTTGAGCCAAGCTTTTTCTCACTGTTGAATTCGGGTTTTGCATACTGTCATAAAACCACTTTTCAACAATATCGATGGTCACTGAGCCATCATCATTCTGGCGAGCCTTAACCTGCGCATTCGTATTATTATTAATAATCACATCACCAGAAGTACCAGTTTGTTGTACTTTATCCAGAGTGCGGTCAAGCTTTGCAGAAGTATCGGAAGTCACAACACGCTCACCCTTATCTAGCAGATAAGTACCTTCGCGCGGTACATACTCCAGACCATCGTGAGCCTGCCCAGCCAATTGAACAGATTTAATCGTTGAAATTATTTGAGCACCCTGCATTACAGCTTGGCCAATTACCGGGATATTCTGAGGAAACCCCAAAGCCATTGCTTTTGCAA